TTGGCATGGACATGGCGAGGAAGTTCCTTGAAATGGGATTTACTCGGGCGAGACGTTATGCTAACCACAAGACGGGGACGAAATACGATGGTTCTAAAAGGGTTCTCCCACAGGAAACTGATGCGCTGACATCTGAAAAAGCAAAGGCGGCACAAGTATTCAAAGAGATGCGTGATCTCGCTGCATATGATTCAGAGTATCAGGTGATGAGAAAGCAATGGAGAGCAGCAGAATAGAGAATAATATGCTATAATGTGAACCAAACAACTTAAGTAGCGATGAGTGACACAGAGCAACTTCTTAAAATTATCACTGAACAATTAAAAGGAAACCTCTATCATGTGACTGTAAGTGACAAAACGCACGAGCACCAAAAATACGTCATTGAATACAACAAAAAGAAAAAGTCCAACTGAAGCAGAGAAGTTTCCTTACGAGATGTTCCCTTTCCGTCTTGACCACAAAACTGAAAAGAAAGTCTGTTGGTTTCAATGCCAAGAGCACATGGATAAGTATATCCAACGGCACAAACTAACCACAAAGGATTACACTGTCAGTTGTAAGCGTGGATTTGGCATCATTCCAATCGCCAAACCAAAACCCAAGACCACACGCAAACCAAAAGCAACGGTTAAACCGAAAGTAACAAAGAAACCTAAGACTACTACGAAAGCGAAACCAAAACCCAAGGCAACTACTACTGCTAAACCTAAACCTAAACCTAAACCTAAACCTAAGGCAAAGACTACCACTAAGCCTAAAACAAAGGTTGTAACCAAGAACATCAAACTCTTACATCCACAAGTGAAATGAAACAGAATCCTTATTGGTTTTTTCATAAATGGGGAATTGATGAACCAACTCCCCTTGAAATTCTGTCGCAAAAAGCAAAAGAACTTGAAGACCGAGTTCGTGTGCTTGAGGAGGAGAACATTGGACAAACCAATGCACTCTACGAAGTAATGAATTCTATTGAAGCACGCATAGATATTCTTGCTAGTAAGTTTAGGACTGAATGGGATGTATGAAGATTTGGATTGCTTTGAAACAGCACTAAAACACTTTGGTACTCGTGTTGATGTAATTATTGCTATGGAAATGGCAGATAGAATTGATAGTGAAACTGCATACCAGAACATTAAAATGGAACTGAAAGAACTAAAGAGAGTTCGTAAAACTTGGAAAACCAATCGTGAGTGTGGTAATGACTGCTGATAGTCCTGATAGTCTTAAGATCTCGCAGAATGAAGATGGATCTTTTTCAGTTGATTGGTCGCCTGATGACCCAAAATGGGAATGGTTAAATGGGTTGACAAGCAAAGAGGTTCAGGTTATTATGGAACAAGCAATCAAGGATTACCTCAATGACCTCTGATCCTCGCTCCTCTGACTTCTCTTACAAAAAGTATTCTCTTGAGCAACTTGATAATTGGATACATGATGCTCTGAATTGTGAGGACCTAACACCGCAGGACATTTATGATACTGTTGTAAATGCTGTGGATGAGAGCATAGAGTATCATAAAAAGTATCTGACCAAAAACATTGAAGTTCTTTCTCTGTTGAAAGGTCATCGTTCATTTGAAATTGATACATCTCTTGATGATGTCAATCCATCATCTGGTGTTTCTTCTGCAACTCAAAAAGATTGGGAGAACTTTTGGGAAGAGAACTATTATCCAGAAGAATCACACAATTACACTGAAGAAGAAATGAACGCAATGTGTGATGCTGCGACAGAAAAAGAGAAGTGTCGTGAGTATAACCTGCGTGAGGCAGAGTACTATAACAAACGTGCTCAACTTGATGCTGAGGTAGAAGCAATCAAGCGAACAGGTGGTTATGAATGGACTCCTAATGCAGAAGTAACACGCAATGATCCTACTCGCCTGAAGTATGAGAACGGTTGGATCTATGAGTCACCTGATGGTGGTAAAACTGTAACCAAACGCAAACCAGGATCCCTTGAGAAGTTTGAAGTCAAGGCAGATGGTTACAGTGCGTCTAAAACATGGAGACTTCCTGTGCAACAAGGTAGTGTAGATGGCGTTGATGACTACTACATTGAATTTCCTAACGATTTGCTGGAAGCAGCAGATTTGAAGGAAGGTGACAGTGTAGAATGGATTGAACGTGAAGATGGTAGTTGTGAACTCCGCAAAGTCACTAAACCTCTTGCAATGGATGAGTGCTGATGACTAAGAAGTCTCTTGTGATGAATATAGTGGTGCTGGGGTTGCTATTCCTCAGCGTCGGTGCTATAATCGTCGCAGGATACATCCACGGCGATATGCACTTCGCCAAAGTTCTTGAACACCTTAAATTATGACTTACAACTATGACTGAAGATGATAAACATGTACTCAAAAAGGAACTCAAACAGTACATGAGTGATGTTGTATTTGCTATTGGTCTAGCATGTGGTGTTATCTTTGGTATTACTCTGCTGTACCCAGACTGGGCAGATAACACCCCAACTAAACCCTCTACTGAAGTGGTTGGTAATTACAAAGAATGTGATATAATAAAGTGGAATGCAAAATATTTGCCAAAATACTTCCTCTATTGTGAGAAAAACAAATGAGTATTCTTAATTTTAAATCACAAGATGATTACCAAGAGTATCTCAATCTATTTGATGATCGTTGGCAAGTAAAACTCACTCTCCTCAATCGTGTCAAGGATGATATGTATCCTGGATACAAGTGGCAATCACTCCCACCACACTCTGTTGAAACAATCAATGACATCACACAGTCTCTTCTGTATGATGTTGAATACACATTCAAAGATAAGCATCCAGAGTATAAGAATGAGGATGATGAATGTTTCATTCCTCGTTCTTCATTCAAAGAGAATGTAGCAGAAGCACTCAAAGAAGCAATGAACACTGAGTGCCCCCCATGTGATACACTGGCATGTGCCGACCACCTCACTGACGAATAATGTACACTCTCAAACTCCTTGCTCCTGTTCTTGTTTCGCTGTGTGTCAATGAGGCAACAACAGGACAAGGTGACTATTGTGTTCTTGACCAACCACAGTCAAATGTTGTCAAGTATTATGAACCAAACAAGTCTTGCTATGTGAATGGTGTATTCTATAGCAAGTGTTCCGACAGACTGGAGTAGATAGTTGAAGACTATAGAAAGGCACAGATACAGAGACAAAAAAATATTTCAAACTAGAACACTAACGTTTGAACCTTATCCCATGACTGAGATTGAATCAGTCATGGGATTCATCCGTGAGAATCTGACACCAGATTTACTCAAAGGCAGAAAGTCTTTGATGTACCCTGAAGATCTTCAGACTAACAAATACTATGGTCATTGTTATCATGCAACTCAGGCATTGTATTACCTGATGGATAGCGATGAACTGATTCCCATGAGTGCTATTGACTATAGAGGAGAAAAGCACTGGTGGTTGTCTGACGGTGATATTAAATATGATGTCACTGCTGATCAATACTATTCTGTTGGTCAGACTCCTCCACACCTTGACGGAAAGAAAACTGCATGGTATGGATGGAAGCAACGTCCACAACAGGTTACGTTAAATTTGATGAAGAGGGTGCTTGGAAATAGATTAGCCCTTGACACGGTGACTGATCATCCTGTATAATAACCACATCGGATTCGTCCGAGTCAACCTAACTCCATAACGGTTGATCTTACACAACTTACCAAAACCAAAGGAAGGTAAATTATGGTGGAAACACTACTAAATCTTTGTGACCTTTATACAGATAAGGTTGATGATACTGTCAAAAAAGAACTCCAAAAATTGTCAGTTATAGATAAAGCACCCGAAAAACTGCCATTATTGGAAAATGTAATAGAAGCACACTCCAGAGGAGAGTATGATGACGTTGATTCTGTCCACGTCTCTGCCAGAATTGGAGATATTATGACTGATCCTCAATACAATCGTGGAAATAATCTGCGATATGGTAATCAGCAGAGAGACCTTAATGCAATGGGAGGTTTTTCTCATAGAGCAGCAGGAACTCTTGTTGGATTCCTGCGTCCTGGTGGCGTGGTAGTCGCTACTCAAGGTAACAATCGTATCTCTATGCTTTATGCTGTGACTCAAAATAAGTCAGCGCGAATTTCATTTCTTCTTAATTTCCACAAATCTGGTGATCTTGAGGAAATGAAGCGTGTGGAAGCAGAGAATCATAATGCAGACTGCAACTTTCGTTCCATTCAAAGCACGGATGAAAAGTTTAAGTCCGCATACTACTCTGAGCAGGATTGGGCATGTAAAATCTACGAGTTCCTTGAACCCTATAGCATTGGAATTGCTGGAACACTTGAAGGTGCAAAGTTTAACTGCATGTCGCACAGTTACATTGATAAGGCACGAAAAGAAGCTGAAGACGAGTTCGTAAAGCGTTTTCTTAATGCTCATGTAGATGTGTTTTCTGCAGACAACTGCGAAAAAGAAGTTTTTGGAAACTTTGTCCGAGGTGGATCATCTTTTCTTTCTACGTTCTCTGCACATATCGCTGAGGTAGATCAGAAAAACGGTGGAATTGATTCCTTTAGGGACATGATGCGCCATTACTTTGCTGACAGAGAAAAGAACGCACTTGATGCACGAAAGTTTCTTAAAGAGTTTCCTGAAGTTGATAAATCAACTATTGCATCGGTTATTGCATCGGTTCCTGTCAAGAAGTGTCTGACACAAGCGGATATTACTCAAGGTAACCGAACAATCAAAGGATATACTTTGTTTGTTTGTCGTTTCGTAAGTCTTTACAACGACTATTGTAAAGAGCAAGGACTTGATTACAACAAAACTTATGCAACTGCTATTCCTGTTGTTGATGGAAAGACCTTTGCAAACTTCATCAAAAAAGAAGATCCTATCCTTAGACCTTCATTCATTGATGTTGCAAAGAACCCAGTTGTCCACAAAGACTGACAATTAGACAACTGTCACAGGGGTCGCAAGACCCCCTTTTTTGTGCTATAATGACTCCAGTTCAATCAAACCTGTGATTCAACTCCGTCCTCACCAACAACGTGCAGTTGACGCCATGCTGAATCAGCAGAAGGGTCAAGTAATTGTTCCCACAGGCGGGGGCAAGACTCTTTGCATGATTCAGGACACTCAGATTCATTTTGAATTGTTTGAGCGTCAGACTCATGTGGTTGTTGCTCCCCGTATCTTGCTTGCCGAGCAACTCTCTTCTGAGTTTCTTGAGCACATTGTTGACCCTATGGTGCGTGTTCTTCACGTTCATAGTGGTGAGACTCATCACGAGTCCACAACCAAAGCAGACTACATTTACGACTGGGCAGTGCAATGCTACAAGCGTAACAAGATCATCTTCACCACCTACAACTCCTTGCATCGTGTTGTAGAGTCTGGCATCAAGATTGACACAATCTATTTTGATGAGGCACACAACAGTGTGAAGCGTAACTTCTTCCCTCCCACTGAGCACTTCAGTCATGAGGCAGATCGTTGCTTCTTTTTTACTGCCACACCAAAACATTCTGCCACTATCTTCAAACCTGGCATGAATGATGGTTCTGTCTATGGTCAGGTGATCTGCAAAGTCTCTGCTCCTGAGTTGGTTGAGGGTGGATACATTCTTCCTCCCAAGGTTGTTGTCAAGCAACTGGACATGGTACAGGACAAGCAGATGATTGCTGACCGTGATAGTCAGAATCTCCTGGATACGATTGATGACCAGGAAGTCAAGAAGGTTCTGATCTGTGCTCGTTCTACGAAGCAGATTGTCAAACTTGTCTCTGAATCTGATTTCTGTCTGCAATTGGAGAAGCGTGACTATTCTTGGATGTATATCACCTCCAAGACTGGTGCTATCATTGATGGTCGCAAAGTTGATCGTGAAGAGTTCTTTGAGACTCTGAACGCTTGGGGTAAGGATTCCGCCAAGAAGTTTGTGGTTCTCCACCATTCTATTCTGTCTGAAGGTATCAATGTCAATGGACTTGAGGCAGTATTGTTCATGCGTAACATGGATTACATTGGTATTCAGCAATCAATCGGGCGTGTAATCCGTCTAGGTGGCGCTGAGAAGACGTTTGGACTGGTTTGTGTTCCAGTCTATGACAAAGTGGGTATCAGCACTTCTAGGAGCGTACAGGCGGTAGTTGATACTGTCTTTGAGAAGGGTGATGCTGCTGTTAGTGTCATTCGGAGGTAACTATGAAGTGTAAAGTACAACTCTATGTGGCAGGTCAAGTCTTCTATGAAGAAGTGATCTGCCGTGACTACCAACATGCACGCAAGATAGCACTTGCTCGCAACCCTGAAGCAAAAATTATTAGTGTAACTGCTGTATTCAACTAATGAAAAAGTCTAATCGCTGGCAAGAATACTGTGAGACTGCCTTCAATTCTATGAGGGCAAATGTACACAACTGGGGTAAGCCTGAGTTCTATCGTCCACTCACACGCATTTATTATATGGGTGTGTTTGATTGCGGCACTCCAAATCATACTGGATTCATTAGTAAAACTGCATATCAAAACAAATTGAGTCGGGGAAAGGTAGTGCATGATCATTACCTGTCACCCCAGTTTATTGGGCGAATGATTCTAGACAATCCAGACAAGTATTTGGAAGACTTTGATGTATTCCGAGACATCTTTTGGAAGTCTTGTGGTACAATTATTGTAACCGCAGAGGAAAACATCAAACTCAGCTTACTGACTGAAAATAAGGGTAGTGAGTACCGAGTGCATGTTCCTACCAATCAAAAGTACACACACTTAGGAATTGATTTGCTCTCACGACCCACACAAGTTAAGTCCTGGATCAATGCTTCCATGCAGAGTGTCACTGAGAATGAAGTGTACTTTCCTGATGACCTAATTAACTATGAGAAAAACTATCTTGTAAGAACAAATGGACTCTTTGTATAGAATTGAAGAACTTTGCACAAATGATTGGAATGTAGTTGATGAACAGTCCAAGAAACTCACTAAAGAACAAGCAACGCAAAAACTTGAACAACTCCTCGCAGAAGGATACAATCCCAACAGACTTCGTGCAGTCAGAGATAATTGATCTCCCACATGACTTTCCACATGTAGCACCAAAAGGAATGTACTATGAGCAGACAGAGTTTAAACGCAATGTTATTGCTATCTGGATTCATTACAAGCGTCGGTTTGATTACAATCTTGGTGATCCAGTTCGTTGTATCTGGGGATTCTATGACACAAAAAAACAGTGTTACTATGCGCCTATCAACTCCACCAAGCAAGGTAATCAGGTAGACATTGAGTCTACTACTCCTTATTCTTCAATGCAACTTAATCTCAACCCATTAGAGTATGCCCTATACGCCAAAAGTTAATGATTATGTCATATGGAAAAAAGAGTACGGTGGTGATGTGGAAGGATGGGTGTACTTTATGTGCAATGACTACATCACCATTGAAGTTGGTGTAAAGGATAAGTGTGATGAGAACTATAGGGACTGCCCTATTCATAAAAAAACACACATCCTTGTGCTTTGTTACACCCAGTTCTGGCATCAGTTAGAGTATGTCACCAAGAGAGATTGTAAAACCTGCGATCCTGTGGTATAATTGACCCGTAATCCTATAGACAAAATGAAGTACCTGTACATTGTTGATCACTTTTGCCCATTCCCTACCTCTGAATACGGTGGTTTGTGGAATGTAATTGCTCAAGATGATGAGGAGTGTTTTGATCTGATCACAGAACATGATCAGGAGTTTAATACAGAATACTACGGTGTTCTGCGTGAGCACATTCAAGGTGCAAGAGTCTACGGTCTTTCCGAGGATCTTGATTCATGTGTTGTGGAATCCTTTACGACCTGAGGACAGTTTGATAAGTGGCACACGGGGGGTTTGATGCCCCCCTTTTTGATGCCATACTAACGGAGTGATCGGGACACACCTGATCCTCACACCAAACTCACTTCAAACATGGGCACTCGCTCTCGCATCGGATACCAACTCAAGAATGGTATCGTTTCCTCCTATCACCACTGGGATGGTTATCCCGAATGGTTGGGTAAGACTCTGGTTCAGCACTACAACACCGCTGAGAAGGTCACTGCACTGATTGATGGTGGTGACATGTCCTCTTGCTGGTCTAACAGCATCTGGGGTGAAGATCTTCCCGAAGGTGAATACTCTCCTGAGTATTACACTGCCCGTGGTGAAGACATGAATGATGTTGCACCTCAACTCGCTGAGTCTTTCACTGAGTACATGGAGCAGTGCAGCAACTGTGATGCAGAGTATGCTTACATCTTCAACGATGGTGAGTGGTTCTGCTATGATTCTTATGAGACTCCTGGCAAAGTCGTTGACATCCCCGAACCCACTCCTGTATAATAGATCATGAGTTGAGAGGTCTTCATGACTTGCGAAGTTGAACTTGAAATCGGTATCCCCGATTACTATCGTGAAGACCTTCACTCCTATGAATGGGAGAAAGTCCTTGACAATGCCATCCAGCGTTCTCAAGAACTTGGTGTTTCACTTGATTTCTATCTCCTTGAGTTCTCACAATGAACGACATTCTGATCAAAGACTGTGCTCTTGACAAGTCCATCAAGATCTCATTCAATGAGTTCTATGATCTTAAGATTGGTCTTGAATGTGCTATTGACGAGTACAGCTCTGTGAACATGAGTAAAGAAGTCAAAGACTTCAAAAAACTCATGAACAAGATCAACAAGTTCATCAACTGATTTCCGTTCACCCAACACACCATTTTCACCATGACCATGATGTACGACCAAGTTGACTTTGACGTTCGTGACTACATTGAAGATTCCTGGGAGTCTTTCCTTGAGTCTGCTGAAGATGACTGGAATCCCACTGGTATTGTTGAGAGTCTTGATGCTGAAACTCTCAAAATGCTAGAAAACTTCTAGAAACAGTGTAGTTTTCGGAATAAATGCTCTACATATAGTAGAGCATTATTTCGTTTTTTTGTATTTTGCGATTTTTGCTCGTGAATAAAAAAGTTAAACTGGTTCTCGCTATTCAACAAGTTGACAACTTGATTAGCATGAGTGATGGACTTGATTACACTCAGTACCTGAAAAATAATCTATACCCTGTGAAGTACGAACTGCAACGGCAGTTTTCCCTACTTGACAGAAATCGTTTGCCTGACTAGAATCAAACCACTCGCACGGAGTTCTCATGGATCTTACTGTCTCCAAAAACAAAAGCAAGAAACTCACACGATACCGCATCACTTTGGATGTGATGATTGATCGTACATCATGCGAACCACCAACCCAATGGAACTGGAAAGACCTCATGGAGTTGGAAGGTAAAGAGCAAGTCAATGATGTCTACATTGAAAACCTTGGGGACTACAAAATCTAATGGAAGAAACACAATTCTTTGAGATTCTGGGCATTGATGTAAAAGAGGGGGATACAGAGACCATGTTTTACTATGAAGAGTATTTCTACGATGACTCTTCGGTTGGTGACTTCATGGTTGAGTCCTATGATCCCTGAAGTCAAGGTTCTCTAGACAGTTTGTGAACTGGTACAAAATCGCATTGCCCCATCCAATCTCTCTCTATACTGACATCAGTTGAGGCAACTGCCATGACTCACTTCACGATTGAACAACTCAACACCAACAACTTGTCCAGTTCTTTCAATGTGGGCAAGTATCTTCGCAGTGCCAGTATTGAGTCTGAACTTGCAGATGTTCTCAGAAAGAACAATGTTAGTGAAGATGTAATCGCACAATGCTGTGAAGTTGTTGTGGATCACTTTGCAGTAGCGATGTTCCTAGAGGAAACTGCTGGAAACTGAGTCATGACCACATTCTTCATCTACTGGATTCTCGCATCTTTAATTGGTGCAGGCATCAACTACGTTATCATGAGGGACACTGACAATGACCGTGACTAAAGAACAACTGATTGATGCACTCTACCATGAGTATGTTTTTCTGTGTCATGATGATTTTGATCCAGACGAGGATCCGACTCCTGAAGAGTACCTTAAGATGATAAAAGAAATGTCCTATGATGAGTTGATCTTTGAGGCATGTGTTGATGAAGAGTTTGGTCTTGATGATTACATGGAGGCATGGGGGTGACAGGTAAAGAGAAACTTGTCTTCATTGGTTCTTTTGTTTGGTTTCTTCACTGGGGCACATGTCTTACATCACTCATGATGGATACGGTTATTCTAAGAAACTCTGTGAGGATGTTACCTCTTGGTTTCTGAATAGTTTCTTCCCACGTCACAACATTACGGTGGACATTGTGCATCGTGGTCTGAAACGTGAGTGTGCTTATGGTTACTGTGATGTTGTGGGTGAGTATTATCGTCCACGGCATTTCTTGATTGAACTTGACACACACATGCCGAAGGAGTTGTATGTAAAAACTCTTTTGCATGAACTCACGCACCTGAAGCAGTGGGTGATCGGTTCACTACGCTCAAAGCGTGGCAAAATGTATTATGGACAAGAATGTATAGAAGACATTGAGTATTGGTATAAACCACATGAGATAGAAGCAAGAGAAATGGAAGAAGAATTGTACCACGACTATTTGATAGATAAGGGGCTTGTGACAGTTGAGGAAGTGTCCCATTCCTTCCCGAACCGTCTGATGAGGGTACTATGATTCAGAGGTAATCAAGGGAACACCATCATGCAGTTCCAAGTTACTTCCATTGAGTTTGACTTTGATGATGACTCTTTCTATCCCATCACTGAAGAAGAACAGAATGATGTGTATGATGATTACATCGGCACATTCTGGGAGGCAGATGATGGTGATGATCTAGTTGAAGAGATCACATGTGCCTCTGGTTGGTGTATCAAGTCCATTGACTATCGTCACGTTCTTAACTGAAACTCATGCCATTCTTTGATCCTGGTAACGGTTCCCGAATGTACATTCCCAAAAGTGACTGGAATCGTGGAACATACCGTGAACTCAAGGCAATTCTAAATGAACTGCCTGAAGAGTATCTTGACCAGACTGCAACAATTCTTGTAGATGGTGATCAAGATGATGACTATCATGATGTAAGATCTATTGGGTTCACTGGTCCTGCATCTCAGGTTCTGGATCCCAATCATTTCTACATGACAATCTCCGCCTGAAATGATTTCACTTCCCAACCCAATCAAGCACACCAAAATGTCTCTCAACACTCAACAACTCGCAAAACTCAAGTATGACTATTGCGAGCGCATTATTGATGGCATGGACATGGATACCCTAGTCCAGATGGCACATGATCTACTGATGGATGCCTATGCTGATTCAACCGAAGAGGACATGAAGGAAGAGATTCTGGATCTCTACGATGAAGAGTATCTGGAAGATCTCATGGAGAGTGTGGCAGAGAGTTAAGTGGCACAACGGAGGGGTTGCATCCCTCCCTTTTGTCTCTATACTGACTTCAGTTCAACCAACCACCTGAACTCATGAGCATCGTCACTTTTCCTTCCATGTGGGGTGAGTACACTGTGACCCAGGCGACTCTCTGCCAGGAACCGTACATGTACTCCACCGCCAATCGTCGGTCTCAGAACTACATCTACTTTGAGACTGCATCCAATTCGGAAACGGTGCAGATCGTGACGAATTGCATCTATGAGGACACCGAGACTGGTGAGTGTACCACTCGGAGCAACTGGGGCACCCGTAAGTGTGTGCTGAAACCCCAGGCACGGGAGATCTGGAAGATGTATCGTGCCAATGGTTACTCTCTGGATGTGAAGAAGATCAGCGGCAAGGAACTGGAGTGATGTGACAGTAGGGGGAGTGTCCACCATTCCCCCTACACCCCACAAAATCGTCTATTGTACCTAAGTGTTCGGGATTCAATCATGATCATCACCACCTTTGAGCAAGCACTCCTTGCATCTGACTACATCTATGATCCTCAAGTGGGATCGTACATGAAAGAAGATTCAAACGGTGATCTTCACACCTACATGAATGTTGAAGGTGCTGATTGGATCTACGAAAAGTATGACATCAATGATGTTGAACTTGTCTCCAAACCTTTCACTCTAGACTGATGAAAACCATCGGGATCATCTACCTCATTTCCTTCGTGCTATTTGCACCAGTTCGTTATCACACGGGTGAAGCATTTCACACGGTTGGTAACTTCATTCAAAACACTGCAAAATGATCATGGCACCTGAACTTTACGAGCACAACGTCAAACTGATGTCCGAGCATTTGCTAGGCAAACTGTTTGATCATGTTGAAAACCATGACATTCAATCTGCCGATGCAATCTATGAAGAATGGGTTGTAGATGGTAAAGATCCAGAAGAGGAAGATTACGTTTTTCTCTTTATTCAAAATTTTAATCTTGCATCGTAATGTCTTACACCTACATTGAGAATCAACAAATTGAAGAGATTTCTGGGTGCTGGGAGGACTATCTGACTCCTGATGAACATCTGGATGCACTGGATGCAAAACTCTATGAACAGTCCCAAGGATACCGACCCTGGCGAACTGTGAACAACTATTAACGGTCTGGTCACGGTTCCGCTCTTCACGCTGTAGGATACGTTCAACCGCAAGGCACTCCCATGATCCTCTCAATGGCATCCGATCTCACCACCCGTCGCATTGTGTGGGCAGGTCGCATGACTGACGATGCACCTCAGACCTGTGGCATTGACCTCCCTCTGACTGTTGAGTCCGAGTGGTTGGCGGGTGCCTATGCTGAGAAGTATGCTCACGAAGCGACTCATGCTCGTGACCTCTGCTGCTTCTGATCCGTGCTACACTTCTCTCAGTTCAACCAACCACCTGAACCCATGAAGACCTTCACCGTCACCCTGACCGAGGACCAGATTGATACGATCCTCGCGGCAATGTCTGAATACATTCTGCACGACGATCCTGAGATTGATCCTGAGGACCTGATCGGTGGCACTCCTGTTGCCGAGCGTGTGGAAGCGATTGAAGACATCCTGCTCGCCGCTGCTCGGGGGAACTGATCATGCAAAGCAACCACCTGACGGACTACATTCGTTCTAAGGGTCGGGACATTCCGACCACTCCCGCTCCCAAGCGTACCTTTCCCTGCACCATCGGTCTCCGCACGTTTGAGACTGAGGAAGAATACGAGGAGGCACTCGCAGACTTCCTGAATGGTATGTGACAGTTCGAGGGCTGGCCCCTGGTGACCGTGTTTGGTCGTTGGGGGTGCCTATACTGACTGAAGTTCACCACTAACGAACAATGTTCAGCACCACTCTCACCGATTCCCGCTCCTTCGGCAACACCTACCAGTGGGCGATCCTGTCTGTTCTCCCGATGGAGAATGGCACTGACAGCGGTCTCCGTCCCACTGACATCAACGAAGAACTGGGGATGCCGAATGAAGCACGGACCACTGTCTCCATGCTCCTGAAGGACATGGCAAAGCGTGGACTGGTGATGCGTCATGAACTTGGACCTCGCTGGGTGGAGTACACTCGTCTGCTGCCACTGCGTAAGCGTGAGCGCATCGCCCGATACCTCAAGGGAATGTGAACAATGGTAACGGGGGAGACAGAATCTCCCCCTGGACCGACTAATGTAACTTCAGTTCAAACCAAGGACATGACCACCACTCTTCAGCAACAGGCACAAGAGACCATTGAGGCGAATGTACTCAAGTGGAGTCTGATGATGTGTGATGCACTGACTCACAATGGACCTTCTGATCGTTATTTCTACACTCTAGAATCAGGTCGGAAGTATCATAAAATCTTCATGCACATCGGTGATCGTCGTGATTCTATTCACGCCTTCATTGATAAGAAGACTGGTGAAGTGTATAAACCTGCATCAATCAAGGCACCTGCAAAAGGTGTACGCTATGACCTGCGACTGATTGAGCAAAGAGAATGGTTGATGGAACATGCAGACTGGGCAGGAAGTTACCTGTACGCACGGTAAGGACAATCGGTAGACTGTCCACAGGGGGGATTGCCAAAGTCCCCCTGTCACCCTTATTATGACTTCAGTTCAAACCAAGGACATGGACCTCTGCTCAACCACCTGGAACGACGGCACCAAGATCCCTCAACTGACTTCCATTCAGCAACTGAAGGAGATGCTCCGCAACTACGATGGCACGTTCCTGAAGGTGGACGAAGCGTATGTGGTGGACGTGAACCTGGAGGAGATGTGGTTTGACTCTCGCCAGGAACTGCTCCGCAACATGTCCTGGCACTGCTTCAACTGGGGGATGGAGTTCTGAAGAAATGTGACGGGGACCACTCCACGGTCCCCTCCTGACCTTTATACTGGCATCAGTTCAGACAACCACACACCGATGAACAAGGAACTTCACGCACAGTGGCAGCAAGCGTTCGCAGAGTGGATGCTGCACAAGACAGACGCCACTGCATCCAAGGAACTCTCAACCCGCCAAAGGTTCCTTGCAACGAAATACAACAAGCACCCACGAGCACTCACCCTGACCCACTAGACTACACACAACAACACCACCAGACCGATGTTTCTCCCATTCTCCGAGACCCGAATCGCTACACAGTTCAGACTCAAAGAGACGTTCTACTTCCATGATGACACCTCACAGTCTTCATACAGAACAGTGACCCGATTGATTTCCAAACCATCACACGTCAACATTACTGGAAGAACACTTACTGAATGGCAAGAACACAATCCTAACATCACAAAGATCACTCACACCTACACACCAGTAGTAACTGAAGAGACTAACATTGAACACTTCAAGTTAGCAAACACTATTCACTCTGACGCAGGACAACTCTTTCTCTCCCAACTGTCATGAACCCTTCCATCATTGTCATCCCCAAGTCTAACAAAGCAAAGAACCGACTTGCTAATCTAATGAACAGTGACCCAATCGTAAGAGTAGAACAAGAAACACAGACACAGTTCTTCGTTGCTTCGTCTAATCAAATGAACTTCTTCTGGATTGATAAGAATAATGATAAAGATTGGAGTTTCATGCCTATGGAGTGCTAATGAGTTACTTCGTCCATTTTATACTCAAAAGTAGTTAAAATGAGGTAAAAAGGTATTAAAAACGTTATTAAATGTGTTTATAAATGTATTCGTGTGTTTTATGTTACTGATCATTATTAGTATTATTGTGGATGTATGATATGAATTCGTATCGTTAATCGTCTCTTTTATCTTATGAAATGTGCCGAGTATTATGTTCTAATGCCTTATAATACCTTAGAAATGCTTCGGGGTCTTGTGGTCTTAGCGTGCGCTCTACCGACTGTCAACATAAAACTCCCAAATCCTCACAAATCTTAAAATACCTTTTTTGCTTTTTTATAATTTTTCAATTTATTACAATATCATAAAACCACAGAAATACTCCAAGGGTTTATGATAGAATTGTACAGTACAGTTAGATATACATACACTCCTAATCTACACTGTATAATAACTCAGAGGACTTGTAAATATAATTTAATGGATTGAAATAATTATATTTTGTTCTGTTTAATTCTTTATATCTTATTATTTTATGGCAGAGGCGGTGGCGACCTTTGGCGTCATCAGTGCTACCTCGCACCTCTCTTGATTGTCCCCATAGTCTAGAGCATAAGGCGGCGGATCGGGCGAGAATCTCCCAGATTTTATGATCAGCAGTGCTTATGGGTCGGATCTGGGAAACGGTATCGCTCGCTACCGTTTGGACTTGCCAAGGTCGGGCGGATGCTGTAACTTTAGATCAATCGCAACCGACCAATGCAAGTCTCTCTCACCAAGGTCAGCAGCAACGCCAAGACGGGTCCGATCCCCACCAGCACCTCGGAGCGGGCGTCCTGCTGGTCTGGTTGCCCTTTCTACGATAAAGGTTGCTACGCTAAGTCTGGACCCCAAGCGATCCACTGGCGCAAGACTAGCAACGGCGAACGCGGCACCGCTTGGGACACATTCTGCAGCGCAATTCGTAAACTCCAGCGGGGACAATTGTGGCGTCATAATGTCAGTGGAGATCTCCCACATAACGGTCTGGGTGACATTGATGCCGCTAAAGTTTCACAGTTGGTTGATGCTAACCGTGGACGCAAGGGTTACACTTACACTCATCATCCTTTGAATGCTGATAACATTCAGGTGCTGCAGGATGCTAACTCTAAAGGGTTTACGATTAACGCCTCTACTGAAGACGTAGAGGTTGCAGATAAAGTTATGACCGAGCATAACATTCCCGCAGTTGCTGTAGTCAAGTCTGAAGAATCCCGCCGATTCTTTACTACTAGCAGTGGTCGTAAGGTTATCGTTTGCCCTGCAACAATCCACGACAACGTTACTTGTGCCACCTGCGGTTTGTGTCAACAATCGGATCGCCAGTTTGTTATAGCATTCCCCGCTCACGGTAACGCTAAGAAAACAGTCAACAACATTGTTGCCTGAGTATAAAGAACCACAGGGAGAGTTACTAACACTAACTCTCCCAACACTAAATGCCAAAAACCGTTTTTTGCTTTTTTTCTTTTTTTGTATCTTTATTCTTTATCCTTAACCCTTGAACTTTCGTCGTTATTCTTTATACGTCTACTCGATGTATTCGTAACGTCTACTACATCTGAGCGATGATTAATTCTACCACTACTTTATGCGTCTCATATGAGATTTAATGGACTCTTTATCATTAAGTTTTGTCAAAATATACTTGACGCCATGAGACTCACGATGATAAATGTAAAATAGCAGTGCTAATTGGTAGTCTTAAGTATACCTTTCGTTTTGTTACGACTGTATCGTGGCGAACAGCAGTCGCCCGCGATCCGTGGTATGGTGCGGGTTTTGCCCTTGCGGTTTAAAAACCCCAAACTACCCTAACCTACAACGAACCAAAATCGCTTGAGATATCACAAATCCAAAAAAATTTCCCAGGCCCCCACAAGACCTCCCATACCTCCCATACCTTAAAGGGACTCCCAGTTACCGCCCAGGAAAAAAAATTCCCAGGGGTAAAAACGATCTCAAAGGTCCGCCGAGAATATATAAAGGAAATGGGGGTTGAAGATGAACTTAGAGAGCCACGAAGTTGACTTATTAGTAGAGACAATTGAATATAGGATTGAGAACGACGTTGAGTTAATCAGAGATGTAAATACCAAAGAGGATCTCACGTACTTATTGGAGAGACTTGAAGATGAATACGTATAATATCTCAGTAAATGGAATAACAATTTTTGAGAGAGTGCCTGAAAACGAGGTAAAGGAGTATCAGAACCGCGTAAGAAATTTTATTTTTATGGGTAGTTCAAAGACTCTCAAGGACGTTGAGGCGGGTATCAAAGCGACTCTAAATACTTGAAGATTGACCATTGCAATAATTGACTTGTGGTGGTATAATAGTTTCGTAACTCATTCATTTTTATGGCTAAAGGATTTACAATCAAAGCGACTGCACCAAAGAACCAAGACTCTGGAGAAGAGTTTGATTTGGAAGCAGCGAAAGAGATGATGCGTGGTAAGGCATTAGTATTCTGTCTACCTGGACGTGGATGTTCTTACACGTTTTTAAAAGCATTCGTACAGTTGTGTTTTGATCTTGTACAGAACGGTGCAAGTATTCAGATCTCACAAGACTATAGTTCCATGGTGAACTTTGCACGTTGCAAGTGTCTTGGTGCAAATGTTCTTCGCGGACCTAATCAGAAACCATGGGATGGTAAACTTCAGTATGACTATCAGTTGTGGATTGATAGTGATATTGTGTTTGACACTGAGAAGTTTTATCGTCTGGTTGCAATGGATAAGGACATTGCCGCTGGTTGGTACTGCACTGAGGATGGAAGAACGACATCTGTTGCCCACTGGTTAGAGGAAGGTGATTTCCGTCAGAATGGTGGCGTGATGAATCATGAAACTCTAGAGACGATGAGCAAGCGTCGCAAGCCCTTCACTGTGGACTACACTGGATTCGGATGGGTTCTGATTAAGAACGGAGTCTTTGAGAGTCTTGAGTATCCCTGGTTTGCTCCGAAGATGCAACAGTTTGAATCTGGAGAAGTTCAGGATATGTGTGGCGAGGATGTCTCGTTCTGCTTAGATGCGATTGACAAAGGATATGAGATCTGGTGCGACCCTCAGATTCGTGTGGGTCATGAGAAGACTCGTATTATCTGATGTCTGGTTATGTTCTGATGCTCCTTTTGAGATCTTCTGAGGAGCATTGGAAAAAACCGCTTTCTAAAACCCGTCAAAAAAACCGTAAACAAAACAGTATTGGAGTATTATTATGGCTAAAGCAAAAGTTGGATTGGTGAAGACTGGTTATAATCCTGGTCCTCCGAAGAAGACCCGTCAGGGATGTGGCGGCGGCACCAAGTATGCTGCATCATCCCGTAATGCCGCCCGTAAGAAGTATCGTGGACAAGGTAAGTAACATTCGGAAATGGATTACTAAGTTAAGTATTTCACAAGAACAACTTGGTAATCATTCCATTTGTCCATTTGCCGCCACTGCAAACGTTCATATTCAAGAAGTTGAAGTTGGTGACATCGCACCTGTTCCTGGTGTTGATGTCGCCATTTTTATTGTAAGTGATCTATTAACTCTTCAGGATCTTGAGGACCTTTGTGAAAGATTAAATAGTATTTGGGTAGACTATGTGTTCCTTGATGATCATAAGGATGATCCAAGTTACATTAATGGCATCCAAAGCAATTATGGTGAGAGCAATTTAATACTAGTACAGAGAAAAGATAAGTTGATGTGGGCGAGAGAACAATTAAAAAAATCAGATTATTATCATTATTGGTCAAAAGAGATGTATAATAAGATTGTTAAGGGATAGGAACCCCTTAAAAAGTTCTAGTTCATTACCGAATTAGGAAAAAACATGTCAAATTCACCAGTAGATCGTGATACAAACTACATGAGAGAGATGTGGGGAACCACAAAACTCATTACAGACTACGGTTCAATGCAAAATACTCAGAAAAGAGTGCTGACAGAGGTTATGAATGACCATGCGCCACTTCATGATCTGAAAAAACAGTCTGAATTGCATGAAAAAATCAGAAATGATGAAGATTATGATGATTGGAGTTATGGAACTGAACCTTCATACGGGAAGAAATGGTAGAAAACCATTATAGATAGTATATTCAGTGTAACAACTTGGATGGCTGTATCAATTTCTCGTGCTTTTAGAGACATTAGTTTGTCTTTTACGAGACATCCTGTCACAAATGACATCACTATTCTCAGAAATGAGGATGCAATTAAGAAATCTGTCATTAATTTGGCGAGAACTCGTCTCAATGAGAGATTTTTTAATGATTTGCTTGGCACATCCATTGAAGATTCAATGTTTGAGTTGAATAATTCAGACATTTCTTCATTTTTAGAAGAGGAAATCAAGACCTTACTCAAGAATTTTGAACCAAGAATCAAATTGACCAACGTTTACATTGATTCTCAACCAGATTCTAACGATTTGTACATAAGAATTGAGTATGATATCACTGGATTGCCTTTTCCAACGCAGAATATAGAGTTTATCTTACAACCGACTAGGGTATAATGTCATTCAATCAGTTCACAAATCTAGATTTCAATGATCTAAGGACTCAGATTAAGTCTTATCTGAGGGCCAATAGCAATTTTACTGATTTTGACTTTGAGGGATCAAACTTTTCGGTCCTGATTGATACTTTAGCGTATAATTCTTATATCACCGCCTATAATACCAACATGGCGGTGAATGAATCCTTCATTGACAGTGCTACTTTACGTGAAAATGTTGTTTCTTTGGCGAGAAACATTGGTTATGTGCCAAGATCAAAGAAAGCATCTGTCGCAAGAATCAGTTTTTCCGTTGATGTGAGCGGAACTCCCGCCAGAGCAGTCAAATTAAAGGCAGGAGTTGTCGCTTTAGGTTCTGTAGTCAATGGAAACTACATTTTTTCCATCCCAGAGGACATTACAGTCACTCCAGATGCTGATGGAATCGCCTCTTTTAGCGATATTGAGATTTACGAAGGCAATTTACTGAGAAAGTCCTTTACAGTTGACTATTCTCAACCAGATGCAAAGTATATTCTTCCAAATTCTGATGTTGATACGTCTACGATTCGTGTTTCTGTAACATCTACCGCAGTTGAGACCTATACTGTATACAAAAACATCTTTGATGTTGATGCAAACTCAAGATTATTCCTGGTTCAGGAGATTGATGATGAAAAATACCAGATTCTCTTCGGAGATAACATCTTAGGCAAGAAACCTGAAAATGGTTCAACTATTAATGTAAGTTATATTGTTACAAATGGTGATGCAGCAGATGGTGCTGCAAATTTCAACTTCTCTGGTAACTTAGTCTATTTGAGAGGTGGAAACGAAGTACAGATCACATCTGGAGTGTCCGTTTTAACGACCACACAGGCGTCTGAAAATGGCGATGACATAGAAAGTATTGACAACGTTAAATACCTCGCTCCTAGGGTCTATGCGTCGCAGTACAGAGCGGTTACAGCGAACGATTATACCAGTCTGATTCCATTTTTATACCCCAATATTGATTCCGTCAGTGCATATGGTGGAGAGGAGTTAGATCCACCACAATACGGCAAAGTCTTTATTACAGTCAAGCCAAAAAATGGTGAGTTCTTGTCTGATGTTGCAAAAGATTCAATCAAGAATGACCTGAAGAAGTACACGATTGCTGGAATCAAGCAAGAGTTTGTTGATCTTAAGTATCTTTACGTTGAGTATGACTCAACTGTATCATACGATCCAGGTCAAGTCACCAATTCCCAGGATCTACACTCCAGAATTTCCGCTGCAATTGAGTCATATTCAGACTCTGCAGACATTAACTCTTTTGGTGGAAGATTCAAGTACAGTAAACTCCTGTCCCAAATTGATAGAGTTGACTCTGCCATCACATCAAACATCACAAAGGTTGTAATGAGAAGGAACATGGTTCCTGCATATAATGCTCTTGCGAACTATGAGATTTGCTACGGAAACCAGTTCCATGCAGAACTAGAAGGATTTAATATCAAGTCTTCTGGATTTACCGTAGATGGTATTGAAGGTACACTTTATCTCACAGATGTACCAACAGTTTCTTCTGGAGGAACTGCTGCTACCAGTTCAACTGGTGCTACAAATATATTCTCAGCAAGACCAGTTCAGGTCAATGTAACGACAGGATCAATCTCAATCATCAGTGTAAGCAGCGACAATACGGTTAGAACAGTAATACCAAATGCAGGAACTGTTGATTATGTAAGAGGGGAGATTATCCTGTATCCAATCACGATTACATCAACAGTTCTGGAGAATAGAATTGAAATCTCGGTAATTCCAGAATCAAATGATATTGTCGCAAAAGAGAATCTTTATATTGTCCTAGATACTACAGGAAATAGCATCCTCTCACTCAAGGAGGACTTGATTTCGTCTGGATCTAATAGATCTGGTACGAATTACATACCACCATCAAGTTTCAACAGCAACAAAAAATACACAAGATAAGAAATGGCAGATAAAAAAG